CTCAAACCCCGATATTCGCAATCTTATAGAGGCTAGACTGTCTTTGAAAAGCACGCTTGAGGAAACAAGAACTCAGAGATTTATTGATATTGCTAAACGAGGATCGCTACCTGTACCCCTAAGATATTATGCAGCACACACAGGCCGTTGGGGTGGAGATGATAAGATCAACATGCAGAACTTGAGCAGCCGAGGTAAGGCTAAGATATTAAAACATAGCATAGTAGCACCAAAAGGACATATGTTGATTGATTGTGACTCCTCTCAAATAGAGGCACGTGTGCTTGCATGGCTCGCAGAACAAGAAGACTTGGTAGAAGCGTTTGCTAACAAAGAAGATGTATACGTCAAGATGGCTTCTAAGATATATGATATAGATGAGGCAAAAGTAACAAAGGAACAAAGGTTTGTTGGTAAGACTACTATCTTAGGGTGTGGGTATGGCATGGGCCATGAAAAGTTTAAAGATCAATTACAAACTTTCGGCACAGATATAGAGTTGTCTGAAGCCAAGCGGATCATACAAGTTTACAGAGAGACTAACTACAGTATATTTATGTTCTGGAAAGAAGCAAACAAGATGTTAAAAGATATGATGAACAACTGTGCACGTTCTTTTGGTGTAGATAATATAGTAAAGCCTGTACGGATGGTAACCAGATACTCCCTCGACAAAAATTATGGTATCAAGTTACCGTCAGGACTTTGTATGCGGTATTCCGACATGAAAGAAAGTAACGGTGAGTTCTCTTATAAAGGCAAAGCTGGTAGAACAAAAATATATGGTGGTAAAGTAACAGAAAATGTATGTCAAGCTATCGCCCGTTGTATTATAGGAGAGCAGATGTTGAAAATAGCAGAGAGATATAGAGTTGTTCTCACTGTACATGACTCCGTTGTGTGCTGCGTGCCAGAAAATGATCTTGATGATGCTAGACATTATGTAGAGAAATGTATGAGCACTACCCCCGAGTGGGCAGAAGGACTACCAATTACATGCGAGTCAGGTGTAGGTAAATCATATGGACAATGTGGAGGTTAACAATGCCCTATAAAAACCCCAAAGACCGGAAGAAACAACCCTATCCACCAAAAGGCACGAAGGAACACGAAGATAGGATGGAGCGTCAACGTGCTAGACGTGCGATGGATAAGAAAGGTGTAGACCGCAAAGGTAAAGATGTCAGTCACGATAAACCCTTGAAGAAAGGTGGTAAGAACAAGGATGGTATAAAGATGGAAGACAGGTCATCAAATCGCAGAAGGAACTATAAAAAAACTTCAAAAACTCCAAAATAGAGCTTTATAGAGTTTATGGAGTTTAGGTTGTTATATGTTACATGATATTAAATCACTATGAGGATAACTAACTAAATGGTTGATTTCAGTCCTTTGTTAGTAAATAGGTCCTTACATGATACTAAAATACTATGAGGATAACTAACTAAAACGCAACTGCGTTTTTAAGATGATAGCAACTGGCTCTCGCTAGTAAATAGGTTGTTATATGTTACATAATGCTAAAACACCATCACCGTTTGCACATCAAGTCACAACGACAAAGTTTCTAGTGGACAATCGAAAGGCTTTTTGTTTCAACGAACAGGGCACAGGTAAAACTGCTTCTGCGATTTGGGCTTCTGATTATCTAATGAAGAGAGGGATAATAAAACGTGTACTTGTAATATGTCCTCTTTCTATCATGGAGTCAGCTTGGGAAGATGACTTACAAAAATTTGCCCCGCATCGCTCCTCTGACATAGCCTACGGCCCTGTTAAAAAACGAGTAGAAAAAATAAATAATGGTGCTGATTACGTCATAATTAATTATGCAGGTGTGGAGATTGTAAAAGATAATTTGCGGGATTTTAATTTAATTATTGTTGATGAAGCCACACATTATAAAAATGCACAGACAAAACGTTGGAAAACACTTAACGCGCTAGTTGATGATGATACATACGTATGGATGATGACAGGCACCCCCGCCGCACAAAGTCCTCTAGATGCTTTTGGCCTAGCAAAAATAATAAACCCTTGCAGTGTCCCCCGTTATTTCGGACATTTTAGAGATCAAGTGATGATGCAAGTGTCTCAATTTCGTTGGGTTCCTAGACAAGGGGCTACAAAACGAGTTTATAACGTCTTACAACCTGCTATTCGATTTACCAAAGATGAGTGTTTAGATTTACCTTCTATGACTTATGTAAAGAGAGAGGTAGAACTAACGAGCCAACAAAGAAAATACTACAAGCTCCTTAAAGATAATATGACTTTTACAGTTAACGGCAAAGATATAACAGCATCTAACGCGGCGGTAAATATGAACAAGCTACTACAAATATCTTCTGGTGCGGTATATTCTGATGAAGGACACTCTTTAGAATTTGATGTATCTAATAGGTATAAAGTGCTAAAAGAAGTGATAAACGAATCAGCTAAAAAGGTCTTAGTGTTCGTCCCTTTTAAACATACTATTCAAATAGTAGCTGAAAAACTACAGGATGATGGTATATCTACAAATGTTATATCAGGTAACGTTACCGCAAGTAAAAGATCAGAAATATTTAAAAAGTTTCAGACGGAGCCAGATCCTAGAGTATTGGTAATACAACCGCAGTCTGCTGCCCACGGAGTTACTTTGACTGCTGCTAATACAGTAGTATGGTGGGCACCCATAATGTCTTTAGAAACATATGCTCAAGCAAACGCGAGGGTTCACAGGGCCGGACAAGACAACAAATGTACGGTAGTGCAGTTGCAAGGTTCACCCGTAGAAAGACACTTTTGGGTAGCAATAGATAATAAAACTAACATTCACACAGAAATAGTTGAACTTTATAGGAAACTGCTGTAGGATCACTTAATACAGTAAAGGAGAATTTAAGTATGACAAGTGGAGTATTAGTACCAATAGAGGACGTTGCAAAATTCTTTTCGGTCTCTGTGTCTACCATACGGGTTTGGGTACGGCGGGGACTTGTACCAGATAATTGCTACGTAAAGATTGGAAACACCAAAAGATTTAATTTAGAAGCTATGGAAAAAGAGTTTAACCCAGCCAAAGCTAATAAATCGGATGATGCCCCGAAGCCACAGCCCCAAGAGATGATTACGTTTGAGGACATGTAATGATATCTATGGATATGTCAAATGAGGATTACCACGCGCATAAAGCTATTAGTAGCTCTGCCGTTAAGATGGTACATCTAAAATCTTTACTGCACTGGAAGAAGAATGTGTATAAAGAAAACACCGCATTTGACTTAGGCACTGCCGTACATGCACACCTTCTTGAGCCAGAAAATAAGCTGGTGGTATGTGGCCCTGACAATCGGAGAGGTAACGCTTGGACAAAAGCAAAGGAAAAGGCCGATGAGGAAGGTAAGACATTATTGGTAAGGCAAGATTTTGAAACAAGCATAGCTATGGTTGAATCTGTTATGCAAAATGAACTCGCAGTTGATATACTACAAGACCCTTGTGGTATTGCAGAGATGAGTGTGTTTAATAAAGACCCTAATACGGGTCTACAACTTAAAGCACGTCCTGACTTGTTTATAGCAGAAAGGGGTATAGTTCTTGATGTAAAAACAACACGCGATGCAAGCCCCAAAGCAGGGGGTTTTGAAAGACAGTTCTTCAGTTTAGGTTATCACATTCAAGCCGCATTTTATAAGTATGTGCTTGAGTTAGAGGGTTACTTAGTTGAAGACTTTGCATTCTTGGCAGTGGAGAAAGAAGCACCCTACGCTGTCCAGATGCATTATCTGCACCATGAGGTTATAGAGTTTGGTATGCTACAGGTTCGTGATACTCTAGAGCAGATAAAGGATGTGGAGGGCAAAGATATTAACTTTACAGGTTGGCCTTCACGTAATTTAATACTTCTCCCCAAGTGGATGAAAGCGACCGAAAGGATGGATGAAATGTCAGATTATACAATTACCAACGTTGAGGCTCTGTGGCCTCGTATCAATAAACCATATAAGTTCGATAACACTGAAAGAAGATCAGTACCATGTGACCCCTTTGATGACGGTGCGGAATACACCATGCAGTTTCGTATGTCTAGTGCACAAGCTAAAGAGTTATTTAAGCAGATGGTAACCTCTTATAGAGAAGCAAAAGAAGACTCTTGGCCTAACACTTTCTCGATGCCATTTAAGAAAGACGAGGAGGATGGAACTTTTTTAGGTAAGGTTAAGCTAAAAGCAGCTTATGGAAAGGAACAGACTAGATTACCAGCACAATATGATTCTCAGGGCAACAAGTTACCTTCAGATTTTCGACTAACTACAGGCAGTACAGTAAACATTGCTGTAGCTTTTGCACCGTACCACATGCGGGATGCAGGGGTGTCTTTACGATTACGTTCTGTCCAAGTCATTAATTATGAACCAGAAAAAGAAGCTGCAAGTCCTTTTGGAGTTGTAGCTGACGGCTACGTTCACACTACCGATGCAGAGAGAGATGGGTTCACTATTGACAAGGCCCAAACTTCTGAACCTGCGAAGATAACGCCTCTTAAAGTCACCAAGCCAAAGGCCAAAGCTAAAAAAGAGTCTGACGGCATGGATGATATTTTAGAAAACTGGGAGTAATTTTCTCCGATAGACCACGGGTTCTTGCTGAACCTGCATGGGCGCGTTACCCCTCCGCGTGGTCAAAGAGGGGCTTCTATCGGAGGATATATGCAAACCAAAACTTTTTTGGATGTGGTTTTGGGGTGTGAAGGTTGGAGTTGTCTATTTGCTACACGTAAAAAAGATAATAGTAGGGTACAAAAATTCTTTTCTACTACAGATGAACTATTAAAAAATGCTGTAGAACTAGATAAAGAAGATTACGATGTCTACTTTGGGTTAGCTACATATCAAGAGAAAGGTTCAAGAAAAACTAATAATGTAAAAGGTTTACGGTCATTTTTTCTCGATCTTGATTGTGGAACATCGAAAGATTACCCAGACCAATCTTCTGCTCTAAAGGCTTTAAAGTCTTTCTGCATCAGATTAAAACTACCAAAACCCACGCTAGTAAATTCTGGTCGTGGCATACATGTCTATTGGGCACTAGATAAGATGATGTCCTTTGACGAATGGCAACCCCGCGCTGAGAAGTTGAAAATATTGTGTGCGGAACATGGACTTTTAGCAGATCCCGTTGTTACTGCTGATGCTGCTAGAGTGTTACGTGTGCCCTTTACTCGTAACCATAAAGAGTACCCCCCACTACAAACAACTACTTTAGGTATAAGCACCACAGTAAGCCAAGTAGTTTTTGATAGCTGCATTGGTGACATTACAGTACCACCACCTAAACAACTGGCTCCAGCTCGTGACATTAATAAATACTCTCATATGGAGAGTCATTTTAAAGACATTATATTAAAGAGCAGGAACGGCACTGGATGTGGTCAGATAATATTAGCTGTGGATGGCAATAAAGATAATGTCAATGAGCCTATATGGAGAGGTGTGTTGTCTATACTCAAGGCTTGTAAGGATGGAACAAGAGAGAGGGCGCACCTATTATCTAAAGGTCACAGCGGTTACAACGAGTATGAGACTGATAGTAAATGGGATAATTTAGATGCTGAGATGCCCTATACCTGTGTAAGGTTTAATGAAAACAACTTAGGTATATGTGAGTCTTGTAAGCACTGGGGTAAAGTAGGCTCACCAAAAACTTTAGGCAATAGGATGATACGTGCCGATGGCGAAGTTGTGAAGGCTAAGTCTATTAGTATACCTACGAAACCCACTACTACCTACACTATACCTAAATATCCTGACCCGTACTTTAGAGGAGTCAATGGCGGTGTGTTCCTAAATACTTGTAACAAAGAAGGGGACAACGTAGAACTAAGTATATACCACAACGATCTGTATGTAGTAGAGAGAGTAAAAGATGCAGAGGAGGGGGAGTCAATCGTTATGCGGCTCCACCTACCAAAAGACGGGGTGCAGGAATTTACCGTACCTTTAACGGCAGTTACTTCACGTGAAGAGTTTCGTAAAAAAATGTCAGCGCAGGGCGTGGCAATAACTAGGATGGATGATCTTATGCAATATACAACAACGTGGGTCAATGAACTACAAGCAACAGAAGGAGCAAAGATGGCGCATAAACAATTCGGGTGGGTAGGAGAAGAGTGTGAATCCTTTGTGTTGGGTAACCAAGAAATTTTTGTAGACCACATAGAGTTTAATCCTCCATCTACACAGACAGCAGGGTTGATGCCCTTCTTTGAGGCTAGGGGCACCTTTGAGGGTTGGAT